AATGTCAATCAAAGTCTGACTGACCCACTCACTTAGGTATAAATAGATATATGGCCCAGATTGCACGACAAGAAACGTATAAAGATGTAGATTTTACTTTTAAGCAAAATCCTAATACAAATGACATTGGAATAAAGAAGAACAATGCATCTGTAAAACAAAGTGTATTAAATATACTCCGTACAAACCATGGCGAGCGACCATTTAATTATAACTTTGGTGCAAACTTAAGAGCATATCTATTTGAGAACATGACAAACATAACAGCAGCACAGATGTCTACTTCAGTGAGTATGGCTTTAGCCAATCACGAACCAAGAATAGAAGTACTTAACGTAAACATACAGGCAAGAGCTATGGAAAACGAAGTAACAATAACAGTAACCGGTATGGTTAAATCTAGTAATGAAATATTAGATATATCTACCACAATAGAGAGATTACGATAATGGCAATTGAACGCAGAATTTCAGCAAGTGAATTAGACTTTGATCAGATAAAAGCAAATCTAGTTGCACATATGAAGGCAACTGATACAACCTTCAATGATTACAACTACGATGGATCTGCCATGGCAACCATTATAGATGTACTAGCATATGTAACCCACATCAACTCAATGAATGCAAACTTTGGATTAAATGAAACATTCCTTGACACAGCTCAGCTACGATCTTCTGTTGTATCTCATGCTAAACTATTAGGATATACACCAAGATCGATTGCTCCTTCCACTGCAGTTATTAATATGGTAATGGCAAAGGGAACTGCTACACCTTTATGGAATCATGATGCAAGTAATACTCCACTGCCGTTGAGTATACCGAGAGGTACAAAATTTAATACTACTATCGATGGTGTTAATTATCCAATGTTTAACTCAGCCACTCAAACTATTAACTATAATATAACTGATGGTTGGAAATTCTCTAATCTATCAATTGAGCAAGGAACATTGACAAGTATAGTTTACACATATCAAAATAATACATTCGAATCATATATAATTCCTGCCACTAATGTAAACACTAAATCTGTTAGAGTTACCGTGGTAGATTCTGGAAGTACAAATGCTGCAAAAGTATATACTCTTAATTCTAATATTGTAAATTTAGATGGTACGAGTGAAGTATATTTCTTAGAAGAAGGTAGAGATGGTTATTATGAGATTAAGTTTGGTGATAACATTATTGGTAGGAGACCAGGAAATGGTAACACTATTACTATTGAATACTCTACTATATCATCTGGGACAGATGTAAATGGTGCTACTTTGTTCACCATGACCGATTCATTAAATGGTAACGCTACTGAAACAATCACCCTTGTGACTAAAGCTACAGGCGGTGCAGCAAGAGAAACTAAAGAGGCAATTAAGTTTAATGCTCCTCTTGGATTTGTATCTCAAAACAGAGCTGTTACTCCTGATGATTATAAAACAATTATTAAAAACGAATTTGCTGATGTTGAAGCCGTTTCTGTATGGGGTGGAGAAGATAACCCTATCCCTGATTACGGTAAAGTGTATATTAGTATTAAACCTTTATCAGCTGAAGTACTTACTGATGCACAAAAAGCAACAGTCAAAAACAATATACTTAAACCTAAAAACGTTGTAAGTATAACTCCTGTTCTGGTCGACCCTGAGTATACATATATCGAGTTAGAGGTTTACTTTAAATTTAACCCTAACCTTGCTACGGTTACAGCAAGTGGCTTGGCAACTTCAATAAGGAATGCATTAGTGTCATATAATAACGATACCTTAAAGAGTTTCGGTGGTGTATACAGAGACTCAAATGTTTTGAAGAAGATTGATGATACTAGTATTGCTATCCTATCTAACATCACCCGTATTAAAATGACAAAGAAAATTGTACCTACCCTTGGTACTGCAAAGAAATACGAACTCGCATTCAATCAAGCTCTTACTGATTTAGATGCTACTACTTCTGCTCTTGGTTCTTATGTGTCATCTACACTGTTTACATTTCAAGGTGTTGATGCAAAGATAAAAGATTACTATGATGCTTCATCTAATACAAGAATTATCCAAATCGTTGATACATCTAACTTAGTACTAGATACTAATATAGGTGAAGTAAATGAAGAGGCTGGTACTGTTACACTAAACAGCTTTAATCCAACCGCACTTCCTACTGGAAAAACTACAATTGATATCACGGTTAAACCAGCATCTTCTGATGTGTCACCTACAAGAAATGAATTACTAACTATTAATACTTCAGCTGCACAAATTACTGGCGAGATAGATACTATGGCAACTGGCGGTACAACTGCTGGTATCGATTATACTACAGTGAGTAACTAATGTCAAAGCTTGGTAAATATAATATATCATCTTATGTTAATGACTTAATACCAGAACATGTAGCTTCTACATATCCTGATCTTATTGAATTCATTAAGGTATATGCATTATATTTAGAACGTACTAATAAGTCTGGTTTCTTTTTAAACTCACTTGATACTCAAAGAGATATTGACAACGTAGAAGAAGCATTGCTTACAGAGCTGCAGAATGAAATTGGTATAGCCGTACCAAGAGACTTCGCCACAGATCCACGTACTTTCTATAAACACCTTATTGAGTTCTATAGAAGTAGAGGCACACCTGAATCTATTACATCATTCTTTAGAACAATCTATGACGATGATGTAGAGACATACTTTCCATATATAGATATATTATCTCCATCTGATGGAGATTGGACAGACCAAGCAGCCGACATTATATCGAATCAAGGTAACTATACACCAACAAATACTATTACAGTATCTGGTACACCTACAGTTGTTAGCGGAAACAATGATGCAACACAAGCATTAATATTTGATGATGATATTGTATTTGTTAATAATGTATATCAAACTCCAGGTACAGATTATGTTGAGGAAGTATACTCAGATACAACTACAAAATATAGATTAACATTTACAAGTGCATTAGCTAATGGTGATGTTGTTAAAACATATCCTAAAGGATTGTTCACTACAGCAAATGGTTTCTTATCAAATAAGAAATTTATACAAGACTCTTATTATTACCAAAAGTTTTCATATGTTCTAAAGACTGGTAAGAATATTGCAGATTGGAAGAATGCATTCACAAGATTGATTCATCCGGCAGGATTTATATTCTTCGGTGAGATTAATATCTTTGTGAAGTTATTAGCTTCAATGAATAACAACGCTCAGCCTGGCTGGTTACTTCCTGCTGGTCTGATAAATATAAACATAGCACAGATTCAGATTGGACCGATTTCATTTAATGATGCTGGAAGTTATGTAGAGAAAACTTGGACATTCTTTCCAAATGGAAGTTCTCAATTTAAGAAGATAGGTATGTGGAATCATTGGGAGAATAATAAGTTCACTTGGTGGGGTTCAAATCAAGAATTAGCTCATTATACAATACAAGATAGTATAAATAACAATATAAGAACACAATTAGGTACGATATCGATCGTAATATCATAATAACGGAGACACTATGTCAGCAATAATTACAAGTAAATTTAGATTAGACACAACGAATAAGTTCGTATCTAGTCTAGCAGAGAACCAATTCTATATGGCATTAGGAAGGCCGAATGCTTGGGCAGACGACACGACTCCAACAGTACCATATGAGAATGATTATACATCACACACTTTATGGGAAAATATGTTTGCCATGAAGAGAGTTGATGCAATAGATATTATCCATAGTTCAACAAGAAACTTATGGGTGAGTGGTACAACATACATTGAGTATGATGATCAAGATACAAACATTGAAGGCAAGCTGTATTTTGTTATCTCTGATAATAATAATGTTTACCTATGTTTAAAAGCAGGAAACGGATCAAGTTCAGTAAATCCTGATGTAATTGGTGTACAAGCTGCTGGTGTTCATGCTACAGGTGCTGATGGTTATGTATGGAAATACATGTATACTATACCTACTGCTGATGTAACAAAATTCTTAACATCTTCTTTCATTCCAGTTAGACATCTATTAGAAGCTCCAGGAGCTGGAGCAGATACAGCTTTAACAAATCAATGGAATGTACAAGAAGCTGCTGTAGATGGTGCAATATATAACTATAAGATCACTAACGCTGGCGTAGATTATACATCAGTTCCAACACTTACTGTTGTAGGTGATGGCACAAGCGCTACTGCCACGGCAGTTCTTTCAGGTGGTACAACAGGTACTATGACTGATATTACAGTTACAGCTCCAGGAACAGGTTATACTCATGCACTTATTACAGTAAGCACTTCAGGTTCAACTACTTCTGCTGTAGTGAGACCAGTTATTGGTCCAGTCGGTGGTTTTGGTGCAAATCCTACTAGTGATCTTCGCTCTCATTATGTAACTATTAATAAAGCATTTACTGGTGATGAGTCAGCTTCTATTCCTGACGCAAACGATTTTAGACAAATATCCATCTTGAAAAATCCAACTACTTTAGCTGCTAGTTCAGCCGCTATCTCTGGTGCTGCATCGATGGTTGTTAATCAATTTTATAAGATCTTAACACTAGGT